AACTAGTATTTAAATCAATCTCTAATTTAGGTTTATGATGATGGCAGAAAGGGCAATGAAAAGCATAATTAGATCTAGAGGTATGTTTCCCTTTATCTAGTACGCTTTCTACAAAGCCAAGTAAAACCATAGAGTTATTCATAGCTTAAATATAAGAATAAATCTTCAATATTCAAACTAAATTAAGTCTTTCCTGTAGAATTTACCTAATATATTATCGTTGTAAGAATCTACTTCTAAAACGTTATATTTCATCTGGTAGTTAATTTCGTAATATGTAAGTTGTTTTTTTGAATAGCAGAAATGTAATATGTCTCTCATATATACATCCTCACCAGATTCTTTTATATCAGCTAAAAGTTCTTTAGATGAACCCATATAAACTTTCCAGTTACTTTCTTTAGTAACTAGCTTTTTAGTAGGTTTTCTACCTGGGCCAGTTTGTTCAGCTAATTCTTTTTTGGTAAGCTTTTTATTTGTATTTGAATATAGAGATTTTTTACCTATATAAATTTTACCAGTTGTTCGATTTTTTATAAGATAAATAAAACCTACACAATTTTCAGGGAAATCCTCTAAGGATTCAATAAAGCGAGATTTATCTTTCTCGTTTACATATAACCAATTTCTCATTAACTATCGTATTTTACTATAAATGTTACATCTGTATTTGAAGGCATTCTAAAAGGTTGGGCTAATTTACCAACCACTAATAATTCATCACTTGAATTGTATAAACCTACTGTTGTTACGTAAGGGTTAAAATCTGAACCGGTAATATATGGGTAATAATCTCCTTGAGATCCTGAAACTGCCGATGGATTTTGTGTTAAATTAAATTCATTCTCACTAACTTGACATCTAACCTGAGTTTCATATATGGTGTTGGTAGATTTAAATGAAAGTGATGATGAAGCAATAAAACTAGGAACTGCATATGTTTGATTAGTTACTACAAATAATCCGTGTGAATAAAAAATATTTCCTACTTTCGAATCACTACCGGAACCAGTTACGTATCCATCAAGAACGTATCCATTCAATACATACAGGCTGAAATATGGTAACACATCATATACATTACCGTTTCCATCATCTACTAAATAAAAAGAACTAGTTTTTTCAAAAACAAAATTTCCTGGTTTTATTTGTTCTCCATAAAGTGTTTGTGGTATTGATAAGGAATACACATTAGATCCTGCATCTATAGGAAAAGATCTGTTTTCATATTCTAATGTTCCGGAAGCTGCAGTAGATTGAATAAAATTATCATAGAATGATCCACTTATATTATTTTTTTGAAATGAAGAGGTCAGGAACCCCGAATAATATAACTGCTTTACAGAATTATAGTTTATTAGACTTTGAGAAACTGGTGTAGTTTTCCGAGTTTCGTAACTTCCGGTATATACTAATATATTATTATCACCAAATGAAGAACTTGGTATAGTATATTGTTTGAATACTTTAAATGGAGATACTGTAAGATCTGTACCTTTTAGTGATTTTATAGCAGAGCTCATATTTCACTTTTTACCAATTTAATTTAACTCTTATCAATGCCTCTTTTGTAAAATCTTTAGGTAGAGGTTTTGATAATTTAGCTACTGATAGTAAATCTTCGTTATCATTATATAGACCTACTGTAGTTATATATGTTTGAGGATTATTGATTAGGCTAGAATATACTAACTCACCGCTACCACTTATCATTGAAGGATTTGTAGTATAATTAAAGTCAGCATTTTTAACTCTAACGAATATATAATTAGAAGATATAGTTTCTTCACTATTTAGTTGGAAGCCGGTATTAGTGCTTACTGATCCTGCTCTGTTAATTGCATTATATAATTTAGTAAAGTTAGTTGTATTGGTATTGGGCGTTTTTAGTGTACCTAAATCTAAACCTCCACTTACTGCTGTTAGATCCAATGCTCCTGGATTTAATACTATTAAACCTACATCTGGTAAAAATAATCCGTAAGAACCTGAAGCTGTATATCCTGCTCTAGATGAACCTGCAGGAATTACACTAGAAGGAGTACCATTACTTCCGCTAACAATATCGTATACTCTACCGCAATCTAAAAATGTTGTAGTAGTAGATGTAGCGCTATTATTAGTTAATTGAATTTTATTAACGCCGGTTGAACCACTAAGATATAAATTAAATGTAGATAAGAATAGTTTTTCTTTATATTTAGTTCTATTAATATTAATTACGTATATATCTTGAGAATTACTATTTCCTGTACCGAAATTAAAATTAGTATTTTCATCTCCATATACTAATGTTCTGTATTGACCGTAAACGGTTCTAGAAGGAGATTGAGTATTAACCAAGGAATTATAATATACTGATCCATACCCATTAACGTTACCGTATGCGATAGAGAATTCAGGACCTGTTGCCACACTTGCTGATGAATAAACATCAATATAGAAAGTAGGAGAGTTAGATATAGTACTCTGAGTTGCAAAAGAGGTTAAAACGGTTGCATTATTACTCCATGCTGGTGCAGTAACTGAATCAGCACTAACTACGAAATCGGTTGGATCTATTGATACAAAGCTCATATTTTATATTTTATTGTTGTTTTGTAATAGTTACTGGTATTGTTACTCTAGCACCAGAGTCTCTACCTACTATAATTAAATTAGTTTGCAATTGGGTATTGGAACCGAATAATGTATTAACTGTAGTTGCAGTTAAGTTAATAGTAGCTCCAATTACCGTTTTACTTACATTTGTTCCTAGTGTAGTTGTAGAGTTAGCATTTGTTGCTTCTGCTGTATTAATTCCTGTACCTGTAAATGATGCCATTGTTCTTACATCACCAATAGTAGCAAGATATCCTGATTGTTCAAATGTAGAATTAGATCCTAAGTAATTAAGAGTTTGAGGAGTAATAGCTAGAGAAGCTCCTTGTTTTAAGATAATAGAAGAATATCCTAAATCTAGAGTAGGAATCTTAGCAGTACCTCGAGGTAAAGTAATTAACTTATATTTCATTATTTGAGTATCATCAGGAAATGCTTCTAGAACTGGCATTGCTTCGATAGCTTCACCATAATAAGCTGAACCTGAAGGGTGATTAGGATTATACATTGTATAATCTACTTCATCATCAGATAAAGAAAATTGAGTAATTTTAAAAGAACCATCATTTCTTGATAATAGTTCTCTACCTTTTTTAGTTAAGATTGCGTCAACTACTACGCTAGTATTATTTAAATATCCCATATTGTTTTAAGTATATATTATAAATATAAAAAATTTTGAAATTATTACAACTAACGATTAAATGTTAGTATTTACATCATTTATTAATTTTTTAGACTGAATTTCTTTAGTTATTGTATCAATATTTTCTAACACATTAGGATTAACATCTTCCGGTATTGTAAATCCGTAAGAGGTTTTACCAGGAGGCGTGACGTAATTTACAAATATTGAAGTTTCATCTTTTTTCTTCTTTAAGAATATAATAGTATTTAAATTTCCATCCGCTGCTGACCCAGAAAATAGGTTAGAAGGTAATTGAGGAATAACAGTTATATCTACCCTATTAGTATTTCTTTGGAAAGAACTAACTATATCATATTCATAAAAAGCGGGTCTATTTTTTAAGTTAAATAATATCTTATCTCCTGATTCTAGAGTGAAAGGTTCGGTAACATCTCCATATCTATTATATAGGTTTGAACCAGTAGCTAGGAACAAAGCTTCAGGTACGTCTACATTATTAGAATATAAACCAGCGATAGATCCTGTTAATGTTAAGTTATTATTAGTACCAGTTAGATCTAATCCTAAATAAAACGGATTAGAGGTAGGTACATTACCTGTAGCTCCTAGTACACTATTATATAGTGTTGTTGAATCTACTGTAGCTAATGGTGCGCCAAACGATGAAGATATTAATAATTGAAATTCCAATCTGTCATTATTTGTACTATCAAAGAATATACTATCGATTGAGCTAACAAGATTTAAGGTTCCATTAAGGTTAGTGCCTGTTAGTACTGGTAAATAATCTAAATATAATCCTGTACCTCTAACTTGCCAGCGAGTAATAGTAAAATTCGGGACTGGATAAAATATGTAAACTTCATCTATTGTAAACCCTCCTTCTATTGTATATGGAAATGTATCTTGTATAAGTAAATCTTTAGTTGAAGTTAATACGTCAAATTGATTGATACCTGTATAATAATCGTAACCAAAAAATGTATAAGGTCTTGTTACGTAATAACTATCAGATGCTATAAATGTTTCGGCTGCAGTAGATTGTAATTGCTGACCACCGGTTGATCCGGTTTTAAATATCCTTAGATTAGCTGTTATAACTTCACCTGTAGTTGCATATACTCCTAAATTAATATTATTATAAAAAGAATAATATCCTGATGATGAGGGCTGGAAATACGAATTTGTTACTGCTGATGATGAAACACCTATTCTAAATTGATTGGTTGTAAAATTTGTTGCATCTGAACCTGTTCTATATATATTATATATACTTCTCCAGATTTGACCGTTGTATAATACTGATGCAGTAGAATATAAAGAACTACTAATGTATCCTACTGGAGGAGTATAATAATAAAGATCTGTTCTATTGGTACCGTTAAGTATTTCAAAACTCATTGAAACAGCAGTTCCAGATGTATATAGCATAGGTATGTAATCATACCCCACACTATATAAACTTTTTACACCATTACTTTTTAATTGATTACTATACTGCTTAGGATCAAATAAATCTACAGTTAATGTATCTTGTTTAAATATATTCTGTACTTCGAATAAATTTTTATTATTTTTATTTAAAGTAATATAATCACCGTTTCTATCTACTAGATATAATAATGAAATTTGACTTCTATTATTGAAAAACGAGCTTGTTGTTATGCCTGAGAATAATCCTAATTTACTAGTATAATAATTTATAGCAGGGTTTCTTCCGTATGATTGGTCACCAGCATACACATCGTTTGGTTCTGTATACGTATTATATGTTATACTACTTACTTTTGATCCTGAATAACGGGAACTTATAAAGCTAAATAAATTATAATTATAATCTTGAATTTCAGCAAAAGGCCAGTATGGTGAAGACAGACCTGTATAGTTTATGTCTTTAGACCTGCTAGCATATTGATTAAATGCCCCTGTGATTAAACTATTATTTACTGGTATATTGGGATCTGAAGAATAATCAATATCTAGTATAAATTTAGATTTAACACTAGAAGATACGTTATTAAATAATGGATCTAACGAATATGTTACATAATAGGATGATGTAGGAGTAGTAATGCTAGATATGCCGTACTGTTTAAATTCTGAAGTTGTGGGTTTAAATTCAGTTCCTCCAAACTCTCCGGTAAACGGCTGACTCTTATCTGTATAACTTTTGGTTAATAGCCCTAAAGATGATGAAATATATCCAGTATAATTAGTATTTAAATCTAGTCCTTCCGGGTTAGATCCAGATATATCAGTCATATCAATTGATTGACTATACTCATTAAAAGTAAATACGGGTTCGTTTCTTTTGTATTTTGATCTTTCTAAGATATGAGGTTTAACTATGATACCTGTAGATAGACTGGCTCTTGCAGGAACATAATCTTTAATCATTTTAAATAATGAGTTATCGTAGTACTTAATAAGTCTTACGAAATCCCATAATTTAAATGAGCTTTGATATTTTTGAAAATATGTTTTTCTTAAATTATCTAAATCAGAATAAGTATCTAAATATAAATCACTAGTGCTTCCAATAAATTGATCAATATTAAAGTATCCTAATTGATTTGCAATATCTTCATCTATTAAATCTGATGGTGAAAATCCTACTTCTATATCGTGAGAATTAGGACTCATATCATCATTATATATCTGAATAGTTGTATCTCTTGATAATAGATTTTCTTCTAGATAATCTTGATTTACAACATTTACTTTATTACTAACTTTCTGGTCTAGACCGGTAGAAGGGGTTGCGATTAAATTATATCTCTGTTCGGATACAAAAGTTTTACTTCCTGATGATATAAAATACCCGTAATTTATATTAGTGTTATTAGCAGCTGATCCGCTAATTATAGAGCCAATATTAGTAAATGCTGGATATGTTGCATTTATATTAAAAGTACCGCTTATTGCCGGGTGATATGAAGGTAATGTTGATTTATATATACTATATTTTCTAAGTAAAGATTCACTATAAGGAGTAAATATAGTTTGACTACCTGTAGGAAAATCCTTAGCGTTACCTAGAGGTAATCTAAATACTAAATTAAATAATGAAGATGTTTCATTATTACCTGCGTATGAATTAATGTTCTGTGCATGTTCAAATATTACACTACTCGTTAACGGTTCCGACCAATATCTAAATTCTTTGAAAAGTCCTTGGAAAGATATTCCGTTAGGTGCTAATATTCCGCTACTAGAATATCCTCCTAATACTCCTGTAAATCTATCACCTGTAGTTGAAGTCCATGCATCATTATAGCTAGAAGAAACGGATCCAGAAATATTAATTGATGCAGAGCTGTTCCATCCAATATTAGTGCCGCCTTCTTGATTATATAAACTATTAGCTATATAAATAGAATAATTAGCTTGTTGAGATCCACTATCTCTTTGTATGGCAACTGTCCACCATTGAGTTGGATCAAAGAACGGTAATGATATTGGAGTAGTTACTCGATATCCATAAGAACCGCTTAAATAAAATCTTAAGTCACCGAAATATTGATTATTACTACCTGTAATACTAGATACAGGATTATATGATAAATTAATACCTAATGTAGGTTTATTAGAAGATAATCCTGTTCCGTTTATTTGAAATATAGATTGAGTATAGTAAGTAGATTGCTTGGGATATCCTAGAATATTTCTAAAACTAAATTCTATACTATTAGGAAATGATGTACTTCCTGTATCTCCGGTTTGTAAAAAATCATATTTTGCTGGACCCCAAGGTATTATTATATTATTAGATCCTGTATTATAATATGATACTGTATATTCATCTTGAACAAGATCTGGGGTTGATTGCAACTTATCTGATCCTCCAAACTCATTAATTCTTAATATTGTATCTGGAATACCGAAGCAGTTTATAAGTGCTCTTAATCCGGTTTTAGTACCTTTAGTTTTTAGTAGGTAGGGTATATTGTGATATAATCTTTTATAATATTCAGATGTGATATCATCAGCAGGTAATGTACTAATAGAGGATGTAACATAATTATTTATTACTTCTGAACCAGTGGGAGGTAGGTTTTGACCGTTAGGTCCTACTCCTAATAATGAATAAAATATATTATCAGATATACTAGTATTAGTATATAATTTAATACCTAAAGATTTTAATGCATTACCGACTTCATCTTTTGATATACCTTTATCTAGATTATTTTCTGCATTATACCTATTAGTAACATCTTTTATGTATATCCATATATTATCAAAATGCTGACCTATCATATTTAAAAAAATTTGATATGGATCGTTATTAGGATCTGATTTTAGATATTCTGGTATTGTATTGATTAACCAATCTTTATTACTATAATCGTACAAGGATGCAGAATATAATATACTTTGTGTTGTATTGGTCGGTACGATATTAATTCCACCTAACCAGTTACTTACCTGGCTGCTTGTATATGCATAAAGAGTATATGGTTTAGTATTATTTGATTTAGGCCAAGCATTTGAACTAGATTCATAATATAGATAATATTCATATCCATCAAATTTCTCTATTATATTATTAATTTTTGATGTTAATAATGATTTACTACTAGATACAGTCGTAGCGTTAGAATATATATTATTAAGTGAATTTATATCAGAGTTATATCCTTCTATTAACTGTATTTTGTATGCAAAATTATTTATTCTATCATATGCAGAAGAAAAATGTATAAAGTTATTAAAAGTGTTATAATCTACATTTATATCTATTCCTTTTTCTTCTACTAGGCTTCTTAACTGTTGGTATGATGTTAATGAAGATCCTGTATAAAAACTTCCTAAACTAATATAATCAGTGTTTTGTCCTACTTTTTTAGCTATTTCTATATTATAGTTAGGACCTCTTAGCTGATCTCTAGTTATAATTTGCTGAGCGGGAATTTGAATATCTACATTATATGTGGCAGGCTCTGCTAATTTATCTACTAACCAGAAAGTATCTTTAGTTCCTAATTCAGCAGGTAGAGGTTCGTATAATTTAATTAATAAATTAGCTTCTTCATTATTAAGAGAGTATAATAAGTTTACACCTATTAATATTTTATTGTCTCCAAAATTAAGATAGAAATCAGGATAATAGTTTTTTGTAGATGAATTAAGATCGTATTCATTAAAATAATTTAATAAATCATCGTTAGATAAATCTTGTCTATAAACTCTTAATTCTGTTCTATCAGTAGATATTTCATTTATCCAAAATCTATTATCAAAATTACTATTGAATATTTTCTTAAAGAAATTATAGGTAATATTTACAGCACCTCTATCATATCCTTCATTTTGTACATCTTGATCTGGATTTAATAATACTATATTTCCTGACGTATTAACAGCATCAGTATTCTTAATTGAATAAGAGGTAACATTATAATTTGATGTTAATAAATTATTATTTAAATCACTAATAAAATACTCTATATAATCATCTAATTCACCGAAATTTCTAGATATAATATTACTACTAATTAAAGAAGTATCTTTATTATTATATTCTTGAAATTCTTGATTAGAACCTAGATAATTTATATTTGTTATTTCCATTATGTTAATTTAGATATATCGATTAGACTTGAATTAGTATCTAATAATTGCTGTCTTAAACTATTAATTTCTTCCAATAATGCTTTTTCATTATCAGATATTACCGATCCTCCCAGATATTCAGTACTTCTTCTTACAAGGTATTCGTGAGTATTTACATCACCGTTAATAGGGATTTCAAAAAATAAACTTTCATAAAGATTGAAAAACTCTTCTACTGTTATATCTTGAACAACATTAGTTTCAATAGGATCTATTAGTTGTTTAAATTGTGTATCAACAACTCTAGTATAGGTATTTTGACCGTATACTTCTCTATAGAGATTTAGTTCTTGTGACATTATCTAACTATTTTAAATAAAACGTCGTTATCTATAACTACCTGCTCTGAGCTGGGCAATACTGTTTTTACTAATAATTTGTAAGTTCTTTCAGGTTCTAGCCCATTCATATATACTGTAAAGTAATTACCAGTAGTATCAGCGCTAACCTTAGTATAATTATTATCAAAATCAATAACCATTTCTGTTGTTTTGTAGTCTTGTATTCCCCAGTAAGATGCTGAAGGTAAATATTTCCAATTTAGATATATAGATGATGTTGTAAATTGTCTTGTTGGAAATTTATCTTTTGCTTTTAGTCTAAATCTATAGTTATTATCTTGTTTAAATTCACCTATATTGTTACCTACATTTAATACAAAGTTGTCGCTAGTAATGGTACCGTTAATATTGCTACCAGTACTATAGCTTGAATCATCCCATTTAAATTCTAAGCAAGGCGGATATATAGTGTGTGTATCAACTGAAAAGAATTTTAGATCCATGTATGATCCGGTATTTAATTCTATTGATGATGAATGTTTTAATATCATTCCGTAGTTTAGTGAACCACTAAACCATCTGCTTAATATAGGAGTTACATTTATATTAACATCTTTATTTGCTGTATAATCAAAACTTTGAGTTGTTTTAAAGGATGTATTCCATGATCCTCCTCCGCTAGTAAAAAGATATGAAAAATTATTTCCTACTTCAGACCATTTTACAGAGCTTGATATAGGACCAACAGTTGACCAGCAAACTCCGTTTACTGTATTAGGGGTATCGTTAAATTTACCAGTACCCATTACCCAGCTTTGAGTTACCGGGTAACATTCTAATGTATAGTCTTGAGATAAATTTTCGGCAGTTGCTAAAAATAATCTTAAATTAGCTGCATATGATGAACTATTAAATGATTTTATAGTAGTTATATCATTATCAGAAAAAGATATTAAAGTTCTTCTTATATCATCTAATTGTGTAGATCCAACGTTTTCTGATGTACCAGTGATACTAGTATTATTTTTTACCGAAATTTCTAATATTTCATCTCTACCAGCATTCAAACTAGGGTATCTTGAATAAATTGAAGCGTCTTTATTAGGAAATATTTTATATACTGCCATTTTTTATATTATTAAAATGTTACTATTCTACCTTGAATATCACTCTCTGGATTTTTAACTTCAAATATACAAGGATCTAATGAAGGGTATATAACTTTATTTAATGTAGCTGATTTAATATCGTAAGAGTATTTTGAATATCCTAATTCTTCTCCAGATAAATTTGTTATTTGTATATTATTTACAGTTTGAATACCAGTAACGTTATCTAATAAAGTATAAATTTCTGACAATACTATAGGTTGATTTATTTCCCATTTATCAATTTTAAAGTAATCTTTTAGTAAATCAAGGCACTGTATAAGTACATCTCTTCCAGAATAATTGGGTCTTAATATAATATCAAAATCTATACCTATATTAACTATAAAAGCATCTTTTATATTAATACTATCTGTTAGCATTCTATATTGAGATATATATGTTTTCAGATTTTCTTTTAATGTTGTTGGTGGAGATATTAATTGTTTATTTTGATTATATCCTAAAACATAAAGACTAGTAGAAAGAGGATCGATAGGTTTATTACTAGTATCTGTAGTTGTATTATTAAATGTTAAGGTATCTTTTGTTACGAAAGCTTTAGATACTTGGCCAAACTTTCCAGGCATACTTAAGGCTAAGGCCATATAATCTTGCTGAGTAACTGCTCTCATTTGAGTAGGAAACTGCGCTAATGAATTAAATCTTATTTGTTCAATAGTATCTCCATCACCACCTCCTACAGCTTGAGTAGTGTTATTAACCTGTAATGATTGTAATACTTGATTAGCTAAGGTATTATCTACTGTCCCGCCATAAAAGCCAGAAGTATAACTTACAACTGTATTAAGCTGATTGCTAGGTATATTTGCTTGTGTTCCTCCTCCAACTAAATATCTTACCGTTAGGGTAATATTAGAAGGTGCTAATCCATAAGTTTCTGTAGTAGTAAAATTAGTAGGGTCAAAAGCAGTATTAATTTTTGATAAACTGTCTAGTAATCCTAATCCTACATTATTATTATCAGGAAGTAATGATTCTTCTGCATTTTGATTTATACCTGAACCGAATTGTAATTCTAGTGTATTATTTGATTTTACTCTTGTTGCAAATCTTCTAGGTACTTTTTTTAGTTTTAATAGATATGGAACATTACTAGCGTCAGAACTATAATTAGGATCGTTATAACTTATATTTAATGAATCGTCTAAAATAGTATCTTGAGCTAGGAAAGGTACTTCATACCATCTATTTCCATTATTATCATAAACATCTATAATTTCTATAATATTTGTATCTTGAATTAATGATGTTATAAATTTATCTGCAGAGCCGTATGAAAATGTAGCTGTTTTAACTTCTCCTGAAATAGCTTTTTTAGTTTTCTTTAATAGGTAAAATAGTGGATCTCCGATTCCGTCATATGAATATATAGAAACATCAGTAAGATCGGAAACATTAGAAGTTGCAAAGTTTATTTTATCAGGTATTAAAAATGAAGCATTCTTAATAATTGATGAATTAATTTGCATATTTTCATTAATAACTAATGCATAGTTATAATCAGGAGTTTTATTTGTTGCTGCACCGGTAGAAGGAATAATTTGGTATACATCCACATCTACTGTAGCTGCTGAAGTAACTTTAGGTTTATATCCTAGCATATAAGCTAAGGAATATAAATTTTCTTTCTGTTTAGCGTATTCTAAAAATGTTTCTTGTAATTGATTATCGAGATAAAAAGATAAAACATCTCCAACGTATGATGCCATCTCAATAAACATTGTTCCTGGCGATGCAGATGAAAAGTCATTATAAGCTGTAGGGAAGTATGCTTTAGCA